CGGCACATAAGGCCCCATTCAATTCTGGAGATTTGAGTGGGGTTTTGTTTTTCTTATTGGTGGTGGTCATGGTTGATCGTGTCGAAGCATCTAAAAATTTAGAAACACTTAAAGCAAACCAAATTCGCTTGTTGAATTACAACCATCTCTTTTCAAGCCATGCCTTTAAAGAAATGTGCGGTGCTGAGCTTCGCAAGATCAATAAGCAGATACATTGCATAGAGACGCAGTTGAATGCGAGACCGTAAACGACTAGCAGCGATTAGAAAGCTGCCGTGTGTTGTCTGTGGTAGATCACCAGTAGACGCTGCTCATAGCAATCAATCAAGTCACGGTAAAGGCATGGGATTAAAAGCCTGTGACTCTAAAACAATTCCGCTGTGCAGGAATCATCATGTGGAATACGACCAATTTCAAAAGATGAATAGATCTGAGTCGGTTGAATGGTTCAACAAGATGCTAGAAAAGACTGAAAGGATGTTGAGCATTAATGATGATGAAGTTTTTTAGGGATACACATCTCATGTGCATCACCTTATCTAATTAGACATTCAGAATCTAAAGCAATCTAATCATGTTTATGCTGTAAACACATCTGCCGTGTCATGTCGATAAAATGGGAAAATATAAACATGACTCAAGCCGTATTTACAATCAAAGATCATTCTGACATCACTAAAACAATCTCATATCTGCATTCAAACTACACTCATTCAGTTAATGAGGGTAAGCCGTTGGTTGTTCGCGTAGATCAGAAACAAGAAGATCGAAGCAAGGCGCAGAATAGACTCTATTGGCTCTGGGTGTCGCAATGGTCTAAGCGTCAAGGCACTGATAAAGATACAGAGCATCTATTCTTTAAAAAGCAATTCTTAGCGCGTATTTATCATCGTGATGATGTGGGTCAATACAGAAAGACATTTGCAGCAGTAAAGGTTTTAAAAGATCAGAAGCATCCGATGTATCAGCAAGTGGCTGATGGGTTGAATGAATTAATTACAACGACTGATGCAAATGTTGAGCAGTTTACCGAGTACCTGAATGACATTCATGCGTTCTGTTTGAAGCATGGGAAATATTTAAGTACGCCAGATGATTTGAAGTGGTGTTATCGGGAGTAAAGATATGGCGAACCTAACGCCTAAACAGCAAAGGTTTGTCGAAGAATATCTGATAGACCTAAATGCTACGCAGGCAGCTATTCGAGCAGGTTATAGCGAAAAGACAGCAAAGTCGATTGGACAAGAAAACCTGACTAAACCTGACATTCAAAAAGCCATTCAAGAAGCACAAAACAAACGCGCTGAACGCACTGAAATTACACAAGACTATGTGCTAACCAATATTCAAAAAGTCATTGAGCGATGTATGCAGATTGCACCAGTTGAAAGTGGCATAACTGAGGATGCAGAAGGTCAGTTAGCACAGGCTTTTGTGTTTAAGGAGCAAGGTGCTCTTAAGGGTCTTGAGTTACTCGGTAAGCATCTCGGTATGTTTGTTGAGCAGAAGAAAGTTGATGTAACCACAAATGGGGAATCTATCAACAAGCCAACCTTAATCGAATTGGTAGCGCCAGATATCAAAGGTGCAGATTGAATTTTACTTAAAGTTGTTATAAATAAATTGTATGTACCTCCGTAAAGGGATTTTTATGTTAAAATAATAATTCAAATATGGAGTCATTATGCGAAAACCTAGGACTATTAAAAACAGAGTTGGTGAGCAGTACGGAAGGCTAACAATCATCAGCTTGGTTGAAAGAAAAAATCCTATATCAGAAAGTATTTACAAATGTGTATGTACCTGTGGGCGAGAAAAAGACACCAAACTGGCATATTTGTTAAAAAAGAAAACTAGATCGTGTGGCTGTTTGTTTGTGGAGCACATGGCTAAAAGGAATACAACACATGGTTTAAGTAGGAATCATAAGCGGACATACAGGTCGTGGAAGGATTTAAGGCAAAGGTGTAACAACCCAAACAATACCGACTACCCCAATTATGGTGGTAGGGGGATTTCTGTGTGTAAAAGATGGGATTCATTTTTAAATTTTTTTGAAGATATGGGTGAAAGACCTGACGGGATGACCATTGATAGAATTGACACAAATGGGAATTATGAGCCATTAAATTGCCGATGGGCTACACCAAAAGAACAAGCTAGAAACAAGACAAACAACCGCTTGATGCTTGACGGTAAAACTCTTGCTGAACATTGCGAAGTTAAAAATATTGATCACAAGGTTGTAACTTACAGATTAAGTAAGGGGTACAGCGTCAAAGATTCTTTTAGCAACAAGGATTTTAGAATTGATGAACAAAGTACAGATTGAACTACCGCCTAAACTTATTCCATTGTTTTCACAGCCCAATCTACGCTATCGCTCGTCATGGGGGGGGCGAAGGCTCAGGTAAAACAAGAAGTTTTGCGCTTATGTCTGCGATACGTGGTTATATGTATGCCGAAGCAGGCACAAGTGGCTTAATCCTTGCTGCACGTGAACACTTAAACTCGCTCTCTGATTCATCAATGGAAGAAATTAAGCAGGCCATTCGCGCAGTCCCATTTTTAGATAACTATTACGAAATGGGCGAAAACTACATTCGCACTAAAAACCGACGTGTGAGTTATGGCTTTGCGGGCTTAAGACACAATTTAGACAGTATTAAATCTAAAGCACGTATTCTATTGTGCTGGGTAGATGAGGCTGAAACGGTCAGTGAAATGGCATGGCGTAAACTGCTGCCGACCGTTCGTGAAGATGATTCGGAAGTCTGGATTACTTGGAACCCCGAAAGTCGTGATAGCGCAACAAGTCAGAGGTTTAGATATGATCAGATTTTTGACGAAGTTACAGGCAAGTTGATTGGTGTTGGTGCTCAGCTGAATTACAGCGACAACCCGTGGTTTCCTGAGGTTTTGGAAATTGAGCGTCGCCAAGACCAAAACAACCTAGATGACGCAACATACCGTTGGATTTGGGAGGGTGACTTTCTTGAATTATCAGAAGCTCAGATATTTAGAAATAAATACAAGGTTGAAGAATTTGAGCCGCAACCTGACTGGGTGGACGTTTATTATGGTGCCGACTGGGGCTTTGCTAAAGACCCAACCACGCTGAATAAAATATGGGTACATGATGATGTTTTATATATCGAACATGAAGTGAATCAAGTTGGTTGTGAAATTGACCATTTACCGAAGCTATTTGATGAAGTTCCAGGTGCAAGAGAACACAAGATCAGAGCAGACTCAGCACGACCTGAAACAATCAGCTACTTAAAGCGACAAGGTTTTAAGATTGAAGCAGCAGAAAAAGGTGCTGGAAGTGTTGAGGATGGCATCACATATTTAAAGAAATTTAAAAAGATTGTGATTCATCCACGTTGCACTGAAACAGCTAGAGAATTTCGCTTGTATTCGTACAAGGTTAATCGTGCGGGTGATGTGCTGCCCGTTATTCTCGATATGTATAACCATCATATTGATGCGATTCGATACGCATTGCAGCCATTAATCAAGGGTAGAACACCTAAAAAACCTGCAACGGCAGGAAGTCGAACATTTTAACTAAGGTAGCAACATGGCAAAGTCTAAAATCAAGGACAAAGCGCCTAAAAAGGCTTTGTCAAATGGGAACTTATATTCTCAAGAAGCAGTCAGTCAATTTTATAAGGCAAGCAAACAAATTGATTTAGACGAGACTTTACGCAAGGCAGGGATACAGCGTCATCGTTTAGCGATTCTTCTTGATGATGATGAAATCTCACAAGCCGTTGAAACACGGATAGACGCATTACTTGCAACTCCATTTAGATTTGAGCCAAGTGATACACCAGAAGCTATTTTATTAATGAAAGAAGTTAAGGAATGGTTTGCTGAAATTGCAACGGCTTCAATTAACGCTTTGCTATTTGGCTATTCAGTTCAAGAGTTGGTTTACGACCAAGACAGTGATTACATCGGTATTGAATGGGTCGGTGAAAAGCCAATGGAATGGTTTGAACCTAAAAATGATGGTCGTTTAATCTATCGACCAGAGGGCACGGGTCAAGAATACGAAGTCGATCAAGTCTTTAAATTCTTTATGACACGGCGTAAATCAACTTATAAGCAGCCTTACGGTAAAGCATTACTGACAGTTGTGTATTGGTTAGATTTCTTTCGTAAAAATGGCTTTAAGTTCTGGGCGAAGTTTTTAGAGCGTTTTGGTACACCGATACTTCTAGGTAAGTGTAAAGATTCAGACCCATCTGAAATGAATCAAGCGTTGTTGAATGCCCATGCTCAGAGTGTTATCTCAATTGATGCAGAGGATGATGTACAAATTTTATCTACTGCATCATCGAGTAACGCGGGCACTTCATTCGAGACTTTTAACAATACGATTATTCGTCAGATTCAAAAAGTAATCTTAGGGCAAACGCTTACAAGTGGAACCGATGGAACTGGAAGCCGTGCATTGGGTGAAGTGCATGAAAATGTGCGTAAAGATAAACTGAATGCAGATATTCGACTTGTCACTCCTACATTTCAAGCAATTGTTGATGCGCTTTGTGCGTTAAACGGTTGGGCTAAGCATGAAATCATCTTGGGTGAAAAGTCCAAGCAGCTTAATAGAGATCAAGCCGAGCGTGATGTTCAGCTAAAGAATGCAGGTGCAGTATTCACAACACAATATTTTATCCGTGAGTATGGATTGCAAGAGGGCGATTTGGCAGAGTCTTTGCCAAGCCAATCGCCACAGCCACAATTTAAAGCAATTCCAAGCAAACCTTTCAGTTTTGCCGCAAGTGTTAATGGTTTATCACAAGAGCAGAAAGAGCTTGACGAATTAGCAGAGCAAGATTTTAAGCTGTTCTCCGATAAGGATATGAAAGACCTGATTCTGAATAGCAACAGCATTGAAGAACTGCAAACAAGTCTATTTGCTATAGCTAAAAATGCTGACAAGTCACAGTTTAATGAAGTTTTAGATCGAGCTTTATTTGCCGCTGACATTTTGGGATATGTGCATTCCAAAGAGGGTCGTTAAATGGATGACATGACACTCTTGCAAGCCGTCCAGTTTGCACGCTCTCGCAAAGTTTTATTGCCTGCTGAGTATTACTCACTTGACCTTACATCACGCCAATATGCATCAACAGTGAGCTATTTAGCTGGGCTTGATCAGATTGAATCTGTGTTGAGTTCGGCTAATAAGGTCCTAGAAAGTGGCGGAACCTTTGCTGATTTTCAGAAGTTGGTAGATGAAAGCGGTATTGAGCTATCAGAAGCACATTTGGATAATGTATTTCGTACCAATATTCAGAATGCGTATGCCCGTGGAAAGTGGAGTCACCAGCAGCAAAATAAGGACAAGCGACCTTATTTGGAGTATATAGCGATCAATGATAGTCGAGTCAGACCAAGTCATTTGGCTTTGGATGGTGTGATTCGTCACATTGATGACCCATTTTGGCAGAAATATTATCCAACCAATGGTTTTAATTGTTTTCTGCCTGACACTAACATTGATGGTGCGTCACGTGGTGCTATTAAGCGATTTTATAACGGGCAGACAGTTGAGCTTATTACTAAGTCTGGACGCAAGTTGAGAGTCACGGCTAACCACCCAATACTTACTGCTCGCGGATGGGTTGCTGCTAATACTATTGAGCAGGGTGATAATTTGCTTGCTTACAACAGACCAGTCAAAGGTGTTGATATTAATGGTTGGTCGAGGGAGGTATACAATAATAAGGCTATACCCACTTCTGAAAATCTTTTCAATGCGTTTGTTGGTCATGCTTTTGCTGCTGGCAAAACAAGTACGTTCAAGTTCGATCGCAATTTTTGTATTAGCGATTGTGAGATCCACATTGATATCCTCAATAGCGGTTTGGTGATTAACATCAATTCCAAGAGTGTTGAGGGATTTAGCAAGATCAATCTCGAATACCGATGTAATACTGTTTTTAGCACCACTGTACTGCCTACCATTAGATCTTCTAACAGGTCTGATGCTGTCATGAATGTTGTTTTTTCTAAGGATTCGGCTGACATTTCCAGTGGATGTGTTGCAGATTTCTGCGATTTTACGCTTTCCGATTTTATTGGCTTTGTACTCAGCAAGAACAGCAACCTCCAGATCTCTATTGGAGTCTCGGACGGCATCCCAAGCGGCGGAACACTGGCGGGCAATTCCACCCTCGGTTTGTTTGATAGCTTGCCACTTGACCGTTTCGGCTTGGCTTTGAGTTCGCAAGACGACGCCATGTTTAGAGAGTTGTCTACCAATGGATTTTCTAGTGAGCTTGGTTTGTTTAGATATCTCGTTGAT